CCATTTGCTCTAATACATCCATAGTGAAGCCCTGCTTTTCGCAGAGCTTTATGGCTTCAGATTTTGTGATTTTGCTTTTCATACTTCCTCCTTTTCTATAAGTACCAAGTCTTGTATATCTAAGTCTTGTAACTTGTTAATAGGTATACGAAGCTGACTAAAATATTCACCATTATATTCAGGCACTATGGCAAAACATTTTGATAAATCATCTTGTATAACATCTAAAAACTCAGACATACCATCATAAAAATTTGTGTAATGTATGTAGGTCTTAGGCTCTGTACCTGCTTCAGGTAAATATTTATTAAGACCAAAGCATTTCATTGATACCTGAAAACCATAATCAACAAAGTGAAATTGCTCACCTTCTTCGTTCCAACCTACAACCTTGCTGATTATTTGGTCTTCTATTCCACATCTAATATTATCTATAATTTTTTGCATCATCATCTCCTTATATTGTCCACATATTAACATCATTGAAAGTATCATAATAACTGACA